TTACATGTAGAACCTATATATTTTTTACCATTTATTAAATTAGTAGTACAATATACAATATAATTATTTTTTCTTTTGTTCGTGGTATTTTTGTTTAAGTTTTTCATCGATTTTTTCTTAGACCTACAATATTTATAATCGATGGGACGTATTAAAAAATACCAAACAGAAGATGAACGTATTCTCAAACAACGAGAATATAGTAAAAAATATTACTGGTCTAATAAAGAAAAAATCGATGAAAAACTTAAACAAAAATACCACGAACAAAAGAAAAAATAATTATATTGTATATTGTACTACTAATTTAATAAATGGTAAAAAATATATAGGTTCTACATGTAATAATTATAATTATTATTTAGGTAGTGGAGTTTTATTAAAAAATGCTTTTAAGAAATATGGTAAAGAAAATTTTGTTAAACAAGTATTAGCTGAAGTTGACTCATATGATATAATGAGAGAACTTGAAGAATATTATATAGAGTATTATAATGCTTATAAATCTTCTTTATTTTATAATCTTAGTAATAAAGGAACTGGATTACCTGAGGGTACTAAATTGGGTTTTAATCTTAAAAAGAATAAAAATATTAGTTTAAGTAAACTAGGGAAAAAATTATCAAAATATCATTGTGATAAAATTGCCCAAGGGAAATTAAATAAAGGTAAAAAAGTATTACAATATGATTTAGAAAATAATTTCATAAAAGAGTGGAATACAGCTAAAGAAGCATGTTTATTTTATAATTTTAAAGATCTAAATGGAGTAAGTGCATGTTGTTTAGGTAAACAAAAAACAGCATTTGGTTATAAATGGAAATATAAAAACAATTAATATGAGAAAAATAAAATTTGATACCTGTATTATGGGAACAGGAAAAGCTGGAATTGATTTTTCAGCTAAATTAGCTAAAAAATATGATTTACCAACCGAACCTAAATCAGTACAAATAGGAGTACGTTTTGAAGCTCCACAAAAATATTTTCAAAAGTTAATAGATGTATCTTATGACTTTAAATTATATCAAAAACCAAATGATAAAGTATCATTAAGATCATTCTGCACTAACAACAATGCTGCTTATGTGGCTGTTGAGGAAACTTACGGAGATATTACTTACAATGGTCACGCCAAAAAAGGTAAAGAATTCCAAAACGATATGACTAATTTTGGTATTTTAATGGAAATTAAAGGTATTGAAAATCCATTTGAGTGGAGTAGAGAAGTAGTTAAGAAATGTCAAATTAATGGTAAAGGAACATATTATTCACCTTCTAGAAAACCATCAACTACATCAGAAGGAAATACAGTGGATTCAGTACAAGTAGATAGCCCGGATTTTGCTATAAGTGCTTTAGGAAAATATGGAGATTATATTCTAAACTTTATCGACCAAATGAATAAAGTATTTGAATTTGGGGATGATTGGGGTATGTATATTCCTGAAGTAAAATATTTAAGCCCTGAACCATTAGTAAATTATAATGATCTATCATTAACTCAATACCTAAATGTACATTTTGTAGGAGATGCTTTAAGTGCTAGAGGAATCACAGTTTCAGGTGCTCATGGTATTTATGTAGCAGAATCTCTCCTCTCCTCATAATATTTATATTCATGGAAACCCAAGAATATCCTGAATTTATAGAAAATTTTTAATCAATTAACCAACAAATGGACAAAACAACATTAGTATCAACAGTAAAACAAATCATGGAAAATGATGAGTTAAATGAAATGGCACAATTAACTGGTGCTCTAGAAGCAGCAATTAAAGCAGTAATCGAAAAAAATCCCGATTTAGAAAAATTAGCACTTAAAAAAGCAATTAAAGCAGATGCTGATGTAAAAGCAGCTTTAGGTGATCAAGAATTATATGATAACCAATTAAACCGCTTTGTTGATTTACAAAAAGGAGACAGAGAATTAGGTCAACGTGGTCGTAAACCAGGTTCAGGTAATGCTGCTGTTGGTAAATCAGCAGTAGAAAAATTTGCTCAAGGTTTAACAGCTGAATATACTCCAGAAGAAAAAGCATTTATTCAAGATATGTTTGCTTCTGTAACAGATGATGATGCTGATGTTCCTATGGAAGAAGCTGAAAAAGTTGAATTAAGTGAGTCATTCAAACGTATGACTAAACTTGCAGGAGTTGAAGTAATAAAAGGATAATTAAATAAAAACTTGTATTTAAAGGCTTGGAGAAATTCAAGCCTTTTCTTATATTCATATTATGAAAATTACGCTAACTAGTACACATTCAACAGGTAAAACTACATTAGTTAAAGCCTTAGCACAATTACCTGAATTTAAAGATTATCAAATATTTACTGAACGTACTAAATATCTTAAAGACAATTTAAACGTTAAATTAAATGATGATAGTCAATTAATATCACAATATATATTTGCTGGTGAACGTGCTAAAGAACTACATTCAGGTCCTAATTTTATTAGTGACAGAAGTATATATGATGTAGCAGCTTATACTATGGGTGCTAAATCAATAAGTAAATCTAATAAAGATCTAATGATTAAAGGATGGACTCCGTTAATGAAAGAATATAATTACGTATTTTATATAGACCCAGCAGGTGTTGAATTAGAGGATAATGGACTTCGTTCAACTGATGTTGAATATAGAGAAACTATAAACCAACACATATTAACATTACTTAGAACATATCCTCCACGTAACTTAATGACATTATCCGGTACAACTGAGCAACGTATCAATAAAATTAAAGAAACATTATTTTCGTAATATTTATAAACATATATTAATATGGATAAACAAGACGATAAATTACCTAATATTAATTCAATTGAGTTAACAGAAGAACAATTGAAAAATGATCCACTTTTGAAAAAATTAGATGATTTAGTTAAACAAGGTGAAAAAGCTTTAGAAAATTTAAAAAATAATAGACTCAAAAAATTTAATTAAAAATTTACATAATTAAAAATGAAAAAACAACAACTTAAAGAAGCATTAAAATCTGAAATACGTAAAGTATTAAAAGAAAATCAAAATGAATTAATATCTAAAGATGTTAAAGATTACTTATTAAATTTATATGATATCCAAGCTAGTGAAGATAATGATGAAGGGGATGAAGTAATTGAGGTTTTTGAAAAAGAAGAATATGGGAGTGAGGCTTATGAAGATTATGAAATGTTTGAAAAAGCATATAATGAAATAAAGAAAATGGGTGGTAAAATCAAAATAAATGATTTTAACCCCGAAATGGAATTTTCCCTTGAAGGAGATGATATTAAATTAAAATATATTGCTTCATATTTAGATGAATCTCTTACTGAAATGGCTCGCATCGCTAAAACCATTAAAATATCAGATTTAGAAAAAGCCAAAGCTGTTATTGATAAAGTAAAAGATACTAAGAAAAAATGGATAGCTGATATGATTCAAAAAGTTATTGATGCTGGAGATGAAGGTATTGCTCAAGTAGCACTAGCTAAAGCCTTAGGTAAAGTAGATGAATTTGGAGATGGTCGTCAACAAGCAATTAATCCAGAAGTTCGTTCGTTGTTAGGTGGAGATGTATTTACATTCGGAGCTGCTAAAGTAGCAGATAAACCTGAAGCAACAGATATTACTACAGATAATGAAGACGAAATTATAACATCAGTACCTGATGAAACAGAAGATGAAGAAGAAATAGATATTACAAATGATGATGTTGAAGATTCAGAAGATGAAGATGAAACTGAAGCAGATGAATTCCTTAAACCAGATGAAGAAGAAACAGAAGATGATGAGGAAGTAGCTAAAAAAGCAACACCAAATAAACGTATTGGTTCAAAAGCAGATCAATTAGATGCTGTTATTAATGATATGAAAAAATTAGCTGCTGATTATAAGAAAGCTAAAACTGATGGTGATAAAGATAAAGAAAAAGAAATAGCTGATAAATTAAAAGAAAAAACTAAATTAAAAAAAGAATTAGAAAAAGATATTAATATTAGTTTAGGTGATGAAGACGAAGATGAACTATAAACAATTAGGTTTACATATATTAATTACTATTATTATTGTATGGGTTGGTATAACGTTTATACCAACCTCTCATACTTTAAATGACGCTTTATATGAAAGAAAAATAGATTCGTTAACTACGGCTATAAACATTAATAATAATAAACAATTAACTCAAGATACTCTTATACAAAACCTAAGAGATAGCGTTAAATATGTTGATGTTCAATTGAATGATAATAAAATTAAATTAAGTAAATTAAAAAAAGATTATGAAGAAAAAATTGGTAATATTGGTAAGTATTCTACTAATAAGCTTGCTGAGTTTTTCACAAACAGATACAAATAAAGTTTGTATTGATAAATCAATTGCACGTCAAATAGCAGTAGATTTAGTGAAAAAAGATTTAAATGATTCTATTATAGTTAATATTACTAGAGATAATAATTTATTAATTAAAAAAATAGAATTCAAAGACAGTACTATTTCAGCTTACAATACTAAAGTAGATTTATTTAAACATAATGAATCTATGTATAAAATGGCTGATTCTTTAAATACTAAAGCTATAAATAAACTTACTACTGATTTAAATACTTCTAAAAAAACAACCAAAGTTGTAACTGTAGGAGGTGTAATATTAGTAGTTTTAGCACTTATATTCGGTTAATAATTTATAAAATATATCGTATTTATAATCCTAGCCAAAACTAGGATTTTTTTATCCTTGTATATATTTATAATATATATGAGTCAACCCGATTATAAAGAATTAATTAAGCAAGAATATATAAAATGTGCGCAGTCACCAGACTACTTTATGCGCAAATATTGTTTTATTCAACACCCTCAGCGCGGACGAATTCTATTTAATTTATATCCCTTTCAAGCAAAAGTACTTCAATTATTTAGAGATAATCCATATAATATAGTATTAAAATCCAGACAATTAGGTATTTCAACTTTAGCAGCAGGATATTCTTTATGGTTAATGTTATTTCATAAAGATAAAAATGTACTTTGTATAGCAACTAAGACTGAAACAGCAAAAAACATGGTTACTAAGGTAAAATTCATGTATGATGCTTTACCTTCATGGCTTAGAGAAAAAGATAATCCTCAAGAAAATAATAAATTATCTCTTAGATTAAATAATGGTTCTCAAATTAAAGCAGTATCAGCAGCTGGTGATTCAGGTCGATCAGAAGCAGTATCTTTATTACTTATAGATGAGGCTGCATTCATTGAAGGTGTTGATGAAATTTGGGCATCTGCTCAACAAACATTAGCAACTGGAGGTGGAGCCATTGTATTATCTACCCCTTATGGTACAGGTAATTGGTTCCATAAAACATGGGTAGAAGCTGAATCAGCTGAAAATGATTTTTTACCTATAAAATTAGATTGGAAAGTTCATCCTGAACGAGATCAAAAATGGAGAGATGAACAAGATAAAAAACTAGGCGATCCTAGATTAGCAGCCCAAGAATGTGATTGCAATTTTAGTACTTCAGGTGATTTAGTATTTCATTCAGAATTCTTAGAGTGGATAGAAAAAGAAACTACTAAAGATCCTATTGAAAGAAGAGGTAATGATAGAAATTTATGGATTTGGGAAACAGTAAATTATTCTAAATCATATGCTGTAATTGCTGACGTTGCTCGAGGTGATGGGAAAGATTCATCGGCGTGTCATGTTATGGATTTAGAAACTAATGAACAAGTAGCTGAATATAAGGGTCAATTAGGACCAAAAGATTTTGGACATTTTTTAGTAGGTTTAGCTACTGAATATAATAATGCTCTATTAGTAATAGAAAATGCTACTATGGGTTGGAGTACTGTAGAAACAGTAATAGAAAGAGGTTATTCTAATCTTTATTATTCATCTAAGAGTGGAAATGTAGATATTTCTTCGTACAATAATGGTTATGAAGATATAAGTAAAATGACTCCTGGATTTACTATGTCATCAGCAACAAGACCATTAGTAATTAGTAAATTTCAAGAATATGTTTTTGAAAAATCAATAATAATTAGATCAAAAAGATTACTTGAAGAAATGAAAGTATTTGTTTGGAAAAATAACAGAGCTGAAGCTCAATCTGGTTATAATGATGATTTAGTTATGAGTTGTGGAATAGGAACATTTATAAGAGATAAAGCATTAAGACATAAACAACAAGGAACAGAATTAGCTAAATCTGCTCTTA